TCGGGGGTCCGGGGCTTGCGCCCTGCTAAGTTAACTTAGCGCCTGGGCGAGACGGCAGAGCAACAGGATCCCCTGACATCGGAATAAAACCGATGTCAGGAACTCCTGCTTTGTCCATCGCTCGAACCAGGACCAACCATATCGAATCGACGTAGGTCGGCTAGATGAGGTCCCTTGCTTTAGGTGGCGTGATGAATCTTTCTCTGGCGAAACGGGTTGCCGTACACTTGGTGCCCATGGTAGTTGACGCAATACTAGAGATCGTGGATAGTCCACGACTCCAACCGTATTGCGACAGCTGTCAGTGCACCTCGTGTCGGTTTGTCCGTCTAGCCAGGGAAGAAGAGAAATTGCGCCAGCTTCAGCCGAGAGGATGACGGCATGCAGGATACATGTGCAAGTATGATCGGGGTCATTCTGGCTACGCCAGGCGACTTCGTGATCCACTTTGTAACAGTCTTGGACGTTCCCGTCATGACGATCGAAAGCTTCCTCGAGTACCTCGGTATTTGGATCGGAGTTGAGATCGATCGGGATGTTGCCCAGACACTTACTGTTGGGCGACCCCGTTGCGTAATCCCCCAAGGGGGGTTTCGCTGATGCCGTATGTGCCTGCACATACCAGCGCACCTGGTAACCACGATTTGCTCGGTTCTCCGGGCACTCTCAGATACTTTAACCAGAACCGAACTCCGACGTTTACTTCGACGTATGGAGCTCCTGTCATCGCCAAGGCTTCACGCAGCGCACTCAGGATGGGTACTTACACCCTGAATGGTATGTTTCGCGTTCCGACGGCGTATGACAGGTCGGCCCAGATGACGACCGACCTTAGCGGTGGGTTTGATTACTGGGATGGCTGGGAGTATCTCGTGGCTAACGATTCCCGCATCTTTCACGGGATCAAGCCCCTCACGGGGCCCAGGGGAGGATTTGCTGCTCCTGTTGCAGTATCGCACTCTTTGCGAGAGCGCGCAGAAGCGGAGGCACTTCTTAAAGTCCAGGACATGAAGATCGACCTGGGTGTCTTCTTCGGCGAACTCCTCAAGACCGCCACCATGATGGCGAATCGACTTAAAACGCTTCTTTATGCGTGGAACGCCGTTCGTCATGGAAACTGGGCTCTTGCAGTCAAACACCTTCTGGGTACCACCACCGGTGGTTATTCAGGCGGTCAAGCTGCAGCCAATATGTGGCTCGAGCTCCAGTATGGTTGGAGGCCGCTGCTTAGTGACTTGTGGGGTGGCTATGAATTACTCCGTCAGGGGTTTCGGGATCAACAGGTCCTATTCAGTGTCACACGAACGATAACGCAACCTCTTGACCCTGTTGGGTTCTGGGAAGCAAGTCCTCGGGAAATATTAACCGAGGGTGAAGCAACCGAGTCTTGCAGAGTTAAACTTTGGGGTCGCGTGACGGGGGATCTCTTCATTGCGTCGAATCTGGGTCTTATCAACCCATTATCGATTGCGTGGGAGTTGACCACCTTTTCGTTCGTTCTCGACTGGCTCGTGCCAATTGGCGCTATGCTCCAGTCGCTCACCGCCACTATGGGTGTTACCTTCGTCGCGGGTGTCAGGACAGAAACAAAGTATGCGGACGTTACCGGTACGAGGATCCGTTATCCAAACTCCAGTCGGAGTCTGAGCGGGAAGCTTCCGAAAGTACGCAACCGTGTCTTTGCCATGTCTAGATACACGTATAACAGTTGGCCGTGGGTTTTACCGTACATACGGAACCCCTTCAGCACAGACCACTTAACATCAGCAGTCGCACTGTTGAGTCAAACCAGGAGATAGGGCATATGCCTGCTATCCAATCCCTAGTCATCAACGACAGGGCTGCTACCCCGGTAGCGCACACCTTCACGCCAGCGGGCTTTCGCGATAACGGCATCGTTGCCGTGCTCGCGGAGGCTGTGGGGGGAACCCCAGTGGCGGAACGGACTTACTCGATCTCCCATCGCCGTGTAAACGGGCGGATGAAGACGCGCATGGTCCTTACGGTCCCGGTCATCCAGACCGAAACCATCAACGGAATTTCCAAACCGAAGGTGGTCAGGGCGTCCGTGGTGGACGCGACGTTCACGTTCTCTCTTGACTCGACCGAGCAAGAGCGGGCTGATACGGTCGGCATGTTTGCCGATTCGTTGGCCACCTCGAAGGTGGTGGTGAACGACGTCGTCGTGAAGGCGCAGAACATCTGGTAACAGGTGTTTCTCACCTCTAACATCACAGCTGAGGAGACCCCAGCAATGACTGATAAACGGAAGCAGACGCTCCGTACACAGTTAGGACCCCGTCTTACTGACGAGATACGCACTGACTTGATCCAATACCTCTTCGAGGTAGCGGGAGAGCCTGATGCCCTCTATTTGCTCCGGCATGCTTTCTCCAAGTATGTCGGTCCAGATACGGCACCTGCGGAATTGCGTCAGGGCCGAGCCATTGAGAAATGGCTTAAGACCGAACAGAGGAACGAGCAGACCAATACCAGGTTACTCTTTGATGAGGTGAAGTTCTCCTTTGCTGAGTCTGAGACGATCCTGCGGACTGCGCGCAAGTTCGTACAGAAGGTTATCGGTGCTGATCCGCCACGTTCCCTATTTGGGGCGTTTAGCGGTGGAGCATCCACGCTGTATAAGCGTGAACCGGGAAGTGCGGCACGAAAGTTCATGGGTCAAGCGAGCGTTACCCGCGAAGCTTGGCCGTTTGTCCTCCCTATGATATTGGAGGCAACGGCCTGGTGGAAGCTCAACCCCGAGGTTCTAGATCCTTGGATCGTTGACGGGAACGTTATGTTCACAGTACCGAAGAGCACCGATATTGATCGCGTGGCTTGTAAAGAGCCCGAGCTCAATATGTATGCGCAGAAGGCCTGCGGCGATTTCATCCGTCGTCGGCTCAAGCGTTTCGGCATCGACCTGAATGATCAGTCGATTAACCGTGATCTAGCGCGCGAAGGAAGTAAGGGCGGTCACTTAGCCACTCTCGACCTCTCTAGTGCGTCGGATTCCGTGTCGACAGTTTTGGTCAGCCGGCTTCTCAGCCCTGGCTGGTTTGTCCTCCTTGATGCTATCCGCTCTAAGCGGACGCTGATTGGTGACAAATGGCACGAGAACCACATGTTCTCGTCCATGGGTAATGGCTTCACTTTCGAGTTGGAGAGTTTAATCTTCTACTCGTTGGTGCGAGCGGTTGCCTTTCATGCTAGGGTCCGGGGGAAGATATCTGTGTACGGGGACGACATAATCTGTCCACGTCAGATCGCCAAATCAGTTCAGCGAGTGTTCGCGTTCATGGGCTTTACTGTGAATTCACAGAAGAGCTTCTGGACCGGACCAATCCGCGAAAGCTGTGGTGGTCATTATCACAGAGGTGTAGACATTACTCCCTTTTATGTTAAAGAGCCCATCGACAATGTCGAGAGGCTCATCCACTTTCTCAATCGCTTGAGGAGGTGGGCCGGTCAGGCGACGGGCATCTGCGATCCGAGGGTTGAACCCCTTTGGTCTAAGTATGCTCGTTTGGTTGATCGCCGACTGTGGGGTGGTGATGATCTAGCTCGTCCAACTCAACTGGTTTCGAACCATAAATCTCGGTTCAAATTGGTTCCAGTCGTTGACGACCTTGATAGGGTCGAAGATGAACTGCAGACTGGGTTGTACTTGCAGTCCCTAAATGGGTCTCAAACCATCGCCGTCAATAACGCACTCCGTGAGGAGTCCGTTGACGAGCCATATCGTATGGCAACGGTGGTCCAAAACTCACGAGGTCAATCTTTTGCCGCTGTGGGGGTTAATCTCCTTCACGAAGCTGTTGATTGGTCTCTGGCGACTCCCCTTATCTCGAAAAGCGCAAAGCTTCAAAAGGTTCGGGAACGGCAGTGGCGATTGCATCGTCACTCCAAGTCGCTTAAGGAGACGTCTTCGGTAAGATTAGATTTTCCCGTTTGGCTGACGCCTACGGGAACATACCTGTGACGCCTACCTCCTTGGTAGGTCCGACCTAGCGGTCGGTGG